AACACCGTCCGCCGTGGACGGCGCGGACGTGACATCCATACAGCAGGGCGCGGGGCCATATCAGGCGACCGTGCAGTTCTCGAATCCATCTGGAGACCTGTATCTGACGAAGGCTGAGAAGTTCGACCTCGGGTGCGGGAAGCAGAAGGCGTTCGAGGTGGACCTCCTGGCCACACGGGAGGGGTCGTGAACCTGTTCGCCACCGAGCCCGTGCAGGTCGTGTCCAAGCAGAAGACGGGCGTGAATGGGATGAACGCGCCGGTCTACTCGTGGATCGCCGATGGTGACCCCGTACAGGCCCTCGTGTCTCCTGGCTCCACGGGAGACCTCGACGGGTCGATACGCCCTGATGGAGTGGAGGTCGTCTACCAACTGCACTGGCCCAAGTCCGATACGCGCAGTCTCAAGGGCAAGCGTGTGGAGGTGCGGGGAGTGCAGTACGAGGTGATCGGTGATCCGACCGCATACACTGCGGCGAACACGCCGGGCGACTGGAACCGGCCCGTACAGGTAAAGGCGGTGAGCGGGTGATGGCGAAGCGAGTGCAGTTCAAGCTGGACTGGAAGGCCATCACCGAGATGTCGCGCCCCATGATCACTGAGAAGGTCACTCAGATCGCATCGCGGTGCGGTCCTGGGTACGTGGGCGACGTCATCACCACGGACCGTCCACACGGCGCTGTCCGGCCCACGACCTTCGAGGCGAAGCGCGACAACGCCAAGAACAACACGCTCTTGAAGGCGGTGCAGGGCGGATGACGAACTCCGAAGTGCTCCTCATCGGCTATCTCAATGCCGATCCTGAGATCCAGAACGACGGCCTTGAAGCCTTCCCCGAGATCCCTGACGAGCGACCCGGGCGCTTCATCACCGTGGAGCGCACAGGCGGACAGACCAGCCGACTCATGGACTACCCGACATGGGCGGTGCAGGTCTGGGCAGAGGACAGAAACGCCGCATCAGACCTCGCTGTCACCGTCGGGCAACGACTGATGCACGGCTTCTCCCTACTTCCAGAGGTCGCAGACGTGGATGTGACCACCACCTACAACTGGCCGGACGAGTCGGGGCAGGCCAGGTACCAGATGGTCGTCACCGCTGTCCTCATGGTCTGAGCAGGGCCAAAATCCTTCAAAGGGGCATGGCAGTCCATTGAAAGGACCACATCATGGCATCTCCCGATAGTGAGCTTGTCACCGCCGCAAAACCCGGGTCGAAGGGTGGCGTCTCCTACGCTGCGCCCGTCGGTTCCGCGCTTCCGACCGACGTCACATCCGATCTCGATGCCGCCTACGTCAAGCACGGCTACATCTCCGACGATGGCCTGACGAACACGGTGGAGACCGACTCGAACGACACGACCGCCTTCGGTGGGGACACCGTGCTCACAGTCGTCACGTCCCGCAAGGAGACATTCTCCCTGACCTTCATCCAGTCCCTCGACGTGGACGTTCAGAAGGAGGTCTACGGGCAGGGCAACGTGGAAGTCGATGCCGAGACTGGAATCACCATGATCCGGCACAACAACAAGGATCTTCCGCGTCGTGTGTTCGTGTTCGAACTCCTCATGACGGGCGACAAGGTGAAGCGCATCGTCGTCCCTCAGGGCAAGGTCACCGAGGTCGGAGATGTTGTCTACGTGGACGGTGATCCCGTCGGCTACGAGGTGACCATCACCGCGTTCCCGGCCACTGAGTTCGATGGCGACACGGCACGCGAGTACCTGGGCGAACTCGCCTGACAGACGTGGGGTGCGGGGAACTCGCCGCCATGCCCGCCCCGCACCCCACCACAACCCCGGCATGGCGCACCCTGAGATAGAGAGGCATGGCAATGGCTACGCAGGCGAAGAAGGTACCGCAGGATCACAAGCCGAAGAAGGGCACTCCGCAGGAAGTGACCGTCGATGGCATCACCGTCAAGCTCGACGTGGACCGCATCCGCGATGACTTCGAGATCATCATGGCTGTGGAGGAGATCCAGGAGGGGAACGGTATTCGCGCCGCGACCGTTTTCAAGAAGGTCCTGGGCGAGGAGACGAAGCGTGTCCTGGAGGCGCTACGTGACCCTGAGACTGGCGTGGTGAGCTCCGAGCGTGCCGGAGACTTCATCCTGTCCCTGCTTCAGGAGGCATCCCCAAACTCCTGACGCTCGTCGGGGCCGATCGTGCGGCCCACGGCGAGCTGTCTGCCGACTTCATGCGATTCTTCGGGGTCTCCGACTGGCGCACACTGCCTCCGAGCCTGGCAGCCGATTGGTGCGCCGCGCTGGTCACCCAACCCGAATCGTGGACGCACCGAAAGCTGAACCCAGACTGGCGATGGTCTCTGGACTCCCAGTTGGGTGCCGCCGCCGTGGATCAGCTTCGAATCCTCGCCTGGCAGCAGACGAAGGACGGAGCGAAGGGTCGGAAGCAACCGAAGCCGATACCTCGGCCCGGGGTTGCTGGCTACCGTCCGGGAGGCAAGAAGACGGTCATGATCAACACTGCTGAGATTGACCGGCAACTGTCGCGTCCACGGAAGGACCTCGGTCGCGTGCGGTGACAGGTGTCAGGCGCTTGGTGAGGATTCCTTACGCGCCTGCGCCTGCACCTTCCCGAGGAACTTCATGGCATTATTCACCTTGTTGCGAGGGACCTCCACGCTCCAGAACTGGTCGCCACCCTCGATGGTCAGGAACTTCTCCCCGCCGCTCTTCTTCTTGGCGGCAAGTGCGAGCACGCCGAAGGCGACCAGTCGTGCCGCAGTGACTCGCGAGCTGAGCTCCTGGCCGGACTCGATGTGGATCTGAACGTCTGAGAGCGGGATCGAGTCCTGACCGGATCTGATGGTGTGAGCATGTAGCTCCAAGACCTTGCTTCCGCCGAAGAAGGCAGTGATCAGTGGGTCGGCCTTCGCCTGTTCGCGCTGATCTTTCAGCCATGCCTTGATGTCCATCGCAGGCCCCCTCCTCGTGTTGTCCCTGCGTCTCGAACCCTAACCCAGTCCTTGTGTCTCACGGGGGCCTTTCTCATGTATGGAGGTGACTGTGGGAGCCAAGGGTGGTGTCAACATTGGAAACGCGTGGATGAACGTCTCCGCGCAGTTCGGATCGGTCCCGAAGGACCTGTCGAAGGCACTCAACGGTGCGGCGGACTCCGCCAATGCGAAGGGCATTGGGTCTGGGATTGGGGACAAGCTCGGCCTGGGAATCGTCTCAAAGGTTGCCGGGCTCGGGACGGCCATCGCTGGTGCGATCGGCTTCGTCAACGTTGCCAAGGAAGCCCTTGCCGCCTCTGACGCGACCGACAAGTTCAAGAGCACTCTGAACTTCGCTGGCCTCGACACGTCCAAGATCGACGCGCTGACGAAGAGCACGCAGAAGTACGCAGACGAGACGGTCTACGACCTCTCCGATATTCAGAACGTCACTGCCCAGCTCGCTGCGAACAGCGTCAAGGACTTCGACAAGCTGGGTGAGGCTGCGGGCAACCTCAACGCTGTCAGCGGTGGCAACAAGGACACCTTCAAGCTGGTCGCACTGGCCCTGACCCAGGTCAACGGCGCAGGGAAGCTGGTCACCCAGGATTGGAACCAGATCGCCTCGGCCATCCCCGGAGCCTCCGGCAAGCTCCAGGACGCCATGCGGGAGAACGGTGCCTACACGGGCAACTTCCGGGACGCCATGGCCAAGGGAGAGATCACCGCCGCAGAGTTCAACCAGGCCCTCATGGACCTTGGCATGACTGATGTCGCGAAGGAGGCAGCCACCAGCACCTCCACCATGGAAGGTGCTTGGGGCAACTTCCAGGCGACCCTCGTTGGCGGCTTCAAGAGCGTCATCGACACAGTGAAGCCCGGCATCACCGGCGCTCTCTCTTGGGCCTCTGACAAGCTCGGAGGGTTCTTCGACTGGACCGGCGGGGCAGTCCAGGGTCTCGTCGCGCTGATCGGTCAAGGTGACTTCACTTCGGCGTTCCGTGATGCGTTCAATGTCGAGGAAGATTCCCCGGCTGTCACGGTGATCTTGAAGATTCGCGACGCTGCCATTGGCCTCTACAACCTCGTGGTCAATGGTGACTTCTCGTCCGCCCTGCGCAACGCATTCAACGTCGAGGGGGACTCTCCGCTCGTCACCATCTTCCTGTCAGCGCGTGATGCTGTGATCGACTTCGCGACGTCCATTCCGGAGAAGCTGGGCGCGGCATTCTCGTGGGCGCAGTCCAACTGGGACTGGCTCTCTCCTGTCGCTGTCGCCATTGGGGCGGCGGTCGGCGCGTTCAAGCTGTGGACCGGTGCGATCGCCCTTTGGCAGACCGCCACGAAGATTGCAACCGGAGTCCAAGTCGCATTCAACGCGGTCATGGCTGCGAATCCGATCATGCTCGTCGTCATGGCCGTCGCCGCCCTCGTCGCCGGGCTCGTGTACTTCTTCACGCAGACAGAGACCGGGCGGCAAGCGTGGGCGTCGTTCACGTCGTGGCTGTCTGGAGTATGGGAGTCCGTGTCGTCCGCGTGGACGACCGCCTGGAATGCGATCACCAACTTCCTGTCGAGCCTGTGGACCGGCATCAAGGCCACTGCGGCGGTCATGTGGAATGGCCTCATCTCATGGGTGACCGGCATCCCCGGCCGCTTCATGGCAGGCCTGGCCGCGCTGGGTCAGCTGGGCGTTAGGTTCGCGGCATGGGTTGGACAGGCGAAGGTCTCGGCGGTCAACAAGTTCAATGAGCTTGTCTCCTGGGTGACGGGTATCCCGGGGCGTGTGCTCGGTGCGCTCGGCAGTGTGGGGTCGCTCCTTTGGAACGCAGGTTCGCAGATCATCTCCGGCCTGTGGAACGGCCTCAAGAGCAAGTTCGAGGATGTCAAGGGCTGGGTGTCTGGTATCGGTGACTGGATCGCCGCACACAAGGGGCCGAAGGCGTACGACCTCAAGCTGCTGGTGCCTAATGGTGGCTGGATCATGGACGGCCTCAATCGGGGCCTGACGAGTGGTTTCGGTGACGTGTTGGGCAACGTGTCCGGAATGGCGACACAGATCCGTGACGAGATCGACGGGGCCACGATCAACGCGGCCTCGTCCTCGGCGTTGGCGTCGTCCATCCCCGCATACAAGGCGGGGAACGTGGCTCCGGCGTACGGCGGGGAGAACTCCGATCCGACTGCTCGTCTGGATGACGGCCAGGTGGAGCGCTTGGCACGCGCGTTCGAGACAGGGACTGCTCGTGTGGCGCGTGCCTGGGTGAACTCGTGAGGGGGCTGTCATGGTGATGAAGGCGTGGGTCGCCTCCCACACGGGCCTGCCGAGCATCTACAGCGATGCTCCGGTGCGGGTGGAGACGGTGGGTGGGCGGGTCCTGGCCGACGGGAGTGGCCCCGTGCTGCTGTCGGATGCGCTGGCCGAGCCGGGTGTGCCGACGACCTACACGATCGGCGGGACGCTGCGGACCCTGACGCGTGCGACCGGGCCAGCGTGGGGAGGACTGCTGACGACCGCCACGGGGCGTGGAGTGCCCGGTCTGATCATGGTGAACAACGAGGACTCGACCGAATGGAAGTCCACGATCAGCCGCTTCTCTGCTAGGTCACACCGCTGGTCGCTGGAGGACAATCCCCTGACTGGCACTGCGCTCATGGTACTGACGGACCCTGCGCAAGAGCCCGAGATGTGGGATGTGGTCCGCCGGCGGTCTGTCCTGGTGATTGGCCCAGCCGCCCAGACCGTTGGCGTCCCGATGCGCTGTGTGACGGTTGACTCGGTGGGGCGCAAGCGAGTTGGCGCGGATGGAACGCTGAGCTTCGAGATCCAGTGGACGGAGGCGCTCGGCGTATCCGGTGCGTCCCCGGTGGTGACGTGGGGCGAGTGGGGGGCGTATGGGGATGCGCTGCTGGC